CAGGAACAAGTTCAGGAATGACAGAACAAAATTTAGTAAATAACAATGTTTCTGCTTTAAATGGTGAAAGTAGTGGAATGACTTCAGCAAATTTAGTAACATCTGATTTAACGAGGGCAATTCCTTATGGTGATGGATATAGTTTTAATTTTGATGCTGCAAGTAGTGATTATATAGAAATACCTAACAACGACTCGTTCAATTTTGTTAATACAAATTTTAGTATATCTATTTGGTTAAATCCTGAAGTTAGTCACAATGGTATGGTAATGTCACATTATTATGGGTCTGATGGTTGGGGATTGTATTATCAAAGTGGCTCTATAAGATTTTATGATGCTCCTGTTTGGACAACGGTAACTACCATTAATACTAATGAATGGACACACATATTAATAGTTGGAGATTATACAGGTAGTAATTTATTATGTTACAAAAATGGAAACGAAGTATACAATAGTTCACATACATTCTCTATAACTGACGCAAATATAAATCTTTTTATTGCAAGTGAAAGAGGTACAGGATTCTTTTATGATGGTAAAATAAGCAATATTTCACTATTCAATGAAGCACTTACATCAACAGAGGCTTTAAAACTATATTCAAACGGTGTACCGCAAGATTTAAGCAGCTTCACACCGCAGCCAGTAGCTTGGCATCCATTAGCAAGCAATAGTTTCTGGAATGGTAGTACTTGGACTGTTAGGGATATGTCCGCAGGCGGCTCAAACGATGGCACAAGCGCAAACATAGGCGCAGATGGATTAGTTGGCTCTTCGCCACGTTCAACTGGTAACGGAGTAGGCACTAACAACTCAATCCCTGAAAATTTAGTGGGAACTACAAAATGGAGTGATAACAATAGTTGGAGTATTAATATTAGTGAAATAGCAAGAGTAGAAGACACACCATAATAAAACTATCTATGAATAAAATAAACTATGTAATAAATTTAATGAAAGAAAAAGGTTACGATGTTTTTGAGTCGGATAAAAAGCCTTTTAATTTAAATATAGTAGGTGTTAGGGATTCAGATCCAACTACCAACCTTTTTAATGATTATATTTCTGTGTTCTGGAAGTACGAAGGCAGATGGAATTATCTCGAATTTCAAGCAACTACTTTACCAGGATTAAAATACCTACAAACGCCAATGAACCCAAAAGGCTGTGCTATAATGGTTCCTGGACAATATAAGGGAGTTTATAAATTAGGAACTCATTACACTTACACGGCTTTAGTTCAGCGTGGTGGTGAAGTAGCGGTATATAGAGATGAAGATAAAGACCAGCATTATGACATGGTAGATGAAAGTATTATTTTAGGGTACTTTGGAATTAACATACACAAAGCTAGTGAAGGAGAAAGAGAAACGGTAGATGGATATTCCGCAGGTTGTCAAGTGTTTCAAAACTCTGATGAGTTTGATTTATTCATTGACATTTGTAAGAAGTCGGAAAAATACTGGGGAAATAGTTTTACATATACTTTGATAGATGAGCGATAAGAAAAAAAACAAAAAGAAATTTAAAGAAACTAAGGTAGGAGTCTTTTTAAAAGACAAAGCTCCTGCTATCTTAGATACTGTCGGTGAGTTCTTGCCTGACCAAGGTGGATTAGGCATTGTAAAGAACTTAATTTCTGGAGACAGTACTATTAATCCAAAAGACAAAGAAACAGCCTTAAAACTGTTAGATCAGGATATAGCGGAAATGAATAACATTTCTAAACGATGGGATAGTGACATGAGTTCAGATTCATGGCTTAGTAAAAACACTCGACCCTTAACTTTAATTTATCTTACTATTTCTATGACGATATTCATTGTGTTAGACTCAACAATTGTTATTGAAATAAACGAAGGATGGGTATCTTTACTAGAAGCTTTACTCATAACGGTTTATGTAGCTTATTTTGGAAGTAGAGGTGCAGAAAAAATAACTAACTTAAAACGATAAAAAATAGTTATCTTTGCATATAACAAATAATCAATTAAATTTAATAAAATGGAAAAAGTAAAAGAACAAGTAAAAAAAGTTACTGGTGAAGAGTTGCAAAAACTTCAAACTATACAAACACAGTTTCAGGGTTTAAAACTTCAACTAGGTGACATTGAGTTACATAAACAAAGTGTAATTCAGGATGTAAACGAATTAAAAAGCCAGTTTAAGCTCCTGGAAGAAAGCCTTATGAAGAAATACGGTGACAATTCAGTAGTTAACATAAAGACTGGAGAAATAACCGAAAAAGAAAATGGCTAAAATATCAAATACTACTGCTTATCCAAACATCACTCCATTAGGGAGCGATTATTTAGTTTTAACAGACACTTCTAGCTCCGCTAACTTAACTAAAACAGTTACGGTTCAGGCTTTAGCTGATTTCATAGACGACCAAGTAACACTTCAAGAAGTTTTAGATACAGGGTCTAATGCTACATGGACAGCTGGAAAATGGCAAGGGATTATCAATCTTAGTAAAGCTGGAATACCTGCTAGCGTAATTACTTTAGATGTTAATGGAACTTCAGGAGTTACAAATCTTGCATCGGTATACACTAATGGGAATTTAGAAGTTGGAGGAGACACTAAGTCTCAAACGCTAACTGTCCCTGGTTTATCCCAATTGACAACGGTTAATATAGATGGCGGCACTATTGATAATACAATAATTGGGTCAGCTATTCCTGCTGCAGCTACTGTGACCAATCTAGAAGTGACAGGAGGAATAAGTAAGGCAGCTGGCTTATTAACTATTGAAAGTGCAGGTGGTATAAGTTTAGATGCTAATGGCGGTTCAGATCCTACATTAAACTTAAACTCTTCGGGTAGTATTGATTTAATTTCTTCTGGCGCTGGTAATATCACTATTTCGCCAAAATTTGCAGCTACTGGAGACATAATTTTAGGAAATGCAACTACTGGAGAAATAGATTTAACCGCAGACAATTTAGATGTAAATATAGAGCAGGGAATTAGAATAGATAACACCACTAGTGGAAATATAGATATTGTTAATTCAGCTCCTACTGGAGATTTAAATTTAGCTTCTGTAGCTGCTATTAATTTAGATTCAGGAACAGGTTCAGATGACGGTATTCAGTTGCATGGTGTAAATGTAGGAACATTCATAAAAGTCCAAAAGGGAAGTGCTGGTACAATAAACGCAGGTCAACCTGTATATGTTTCTGGATTTAGTGGTGGTACAATATTTGTAGAAATTGCATCTAATGCAGCCGCAGCTACAATGCCAGTAATAGGAATTGCAACCACTTCAATAACTCAAGGAGGTAGCCCAGCTCCCACAGGGGAAATAATAATATCAGGAACTTTTAAATTTGCTTCTGGAACTATTATACCAGCTGGTTCTACTAATGATCCTATATATGTTGGTTCAGCAGGTAACTTACAAACAAGCAGACCTACAAGTGGAGAAGTTCAAGTGGTGGGTAGAGTTTTAGCTAACAGTGCCACTAATGACGAGATTTATGTTAATTGTGTTGGTTACTCTCCATCAATAGATGATTTAACTTTTCCAACTAATGCCACGTATGTTGGTGATGCAAATGGGAATCCAATTTCTACCGCAGGTAAACTAGAGGTAGACGTAGCCGCTAATTCTGTGATTTTAGGAGATACAACTCCCGCAGGTACGTTAGAACTACACGGAACATCTTTTAGAGCAGAGGTAGTAAATAGCACTGTAGCTGGAGTAAACAACTTTATTCTTGGGTTAGGAGCTATGGGTCAAGCATATGCTAACGGTGGTGGCGGTATAAACAACACAGCAATTGGGTTACAAGCTATGTCTGGAAATGTAGGTACGGGTGTTATGGACGCTGCTTATAACGTTGCTGTAGGTCAAAACACTTTAGCCTCCGGAACAGGCCTAACAAACACTGTGTTATTTAATACAGCTGTTGGTTATAGAGCAATGGCTGGAACAGGAGCAGGACCAACTACTTATAATACAGCTATTGGAGCAAATGCTTTAGAAAATATAAATTCCGCTCCTGCTGCAACACTCGGTGATTTAAATACAGCTATTGGGTCTAGTACCTTATTTAATTTAACAAACGGAGAAGAAAACGTAGCTCTTGGTTCTTCAGCTGGATCAGGTGTAACAACCGGGGATAAAAACACATTTGTAGGATCTCAATCTAACACAACTACAGCTAATGTTACTGAAGCTACAGGAGTCGGATATAATGCAGACGTACTAGCTGATGGTGGAGTAGCTTTAGGAGCTAACACTAACGTTCAAGGAGTAGGAGGGATAGCTTTAGGAGCTCGTGCCATAGCAGGTGCAGGAGATTTAAACATAAAAGTAGATAATTTAGCAGGTCCTACACCTCAAGGTGGGTTACAAAACTTTGCAGATAGAGCAGCCGCATTAGCAGCCGGTCTTACAGGAGGTGATGTTTACTGCTTAACTCCTGGTGGACCAGATAATCCTGGAACATCGTTTGTGCTTGCTATAGTATAGTAATAAAATAAAATAAAATGGAATATATTAGAAAAGTCTCCATCGGGTCAGACTATAAGTCTTCTATGAATTATGTAGTAGGACAACCTGTTTTATCTTCATATACTATTCATGTCATTAGAAAAGAAAGAGATGGTAGTATTTCCGTGTATGTGGAAAATAAAAAAAACGAAATAGTATTGTGGAAAAACTTTAGTATTACTATGCCAGTGGTGTTGGAATACAATATAAATTATTAATCATGAAGCCTATATTAGACTTTTTATTAAAACCTAATGGAGGGAATAGATATGATAATTTAAGTCACAAGGGAGATAAAAATCTGATTATAAGTACCTCTCAAGAAGATCATACTACTACTAATAGAATAGGTGTAATTGAAGAAACTCCCGTAAACTACAATGGACTTATTGAAAAGGGAGATAAAGTTATTTTACATCATAATGTTTTTAGAAGGTTTTATAACATGAAAGGAGTAGAAGAGTCTGGTCCGTGTCATTTTACTAATGATTTGTATTTAGTTCCTTTTGATCAGTTATACTTTTACAATAAAGGAGATGGGTGGAAATCTACTGGAAGATATTGTTTTATTAAGCCCGTTGGTAAAAGGAAAAATGATTTATTATCTTTAGATAAATATGAAGAGTTAATTGGAGAAGTAAAAGTAGGAAATAAATATTTACAAGACTTAGGAATAGAAGAAGGTGATGAAGTATCCTTTCCGCCAGATATGGAATATGAATTTAAGATTGATGATGAAACTTTATATAGAGTAGATAGTACTAAATTATGCGTGAAGATTTAAAAATAAAAAAGCTAAAAACTGATATAATATCAGCTGGAGAAGTAGCAGTAAAAGAATTAATAAAGGTTGCTAAAGAAGACATAATAAAGTATGATGCGGATGATGACTTAGCTGCTGATCGACTAAAAAACGCAGCGGCAACCAAGAAGCTGGCTATTTTTGATGCTTTTGAAATATTAAATAGAATAGAAGCTGAAAGAGCAATTTTAGAAGAAAAACCAATAACAAAAGAAACGTTTACTGGATTTGCCGAAAAAAACTCGAAATAAAACTTATGATTATGATGCGTTAATGTTAATGCGCGTGGTAGAAAACTGCGTTCCTTCTAACGTATTAAAAACAAAAAACAAAGCTAAATCTTGGAAGTACGGGTATGATGAAAAATATGATATTGTTATAATATCTAAAAATGGAACCATTGGAGAAGTATATGATATTCAAGGATTAAGAATTGCTATTCCTTCAAAGCCAAAAGAAGTGTACTCTAGACACAACAAGTGGTTTCGTGAAGAAATGCCAAAGGATTTATCTTATTTAAAAACCATATTTGATTGGCAAAAAAAAGACTCTACATTTAAAAACAAATGGGTAAACTATGTTGAAAAAGAGTTCATTAAAAGAGATGAGGGGTATTGGTTTACTAATGATAATAAAGCCACGTATATTACCGGCAGTCACTACATGTACTTGCAGTGGAGTAAAATAGATATAGGGTATCCAGAGTTTAGAGAGAGCAATCGTTTATTTTATATATTTTGGGAAGCATGTAAGGCAGATAAAAGATGTTTCGGAATGTGTTATTTAAAAAACAGACGTTCTGGATTTTCTTTTATGAGTTCCTCAGAATCGGTAAACCAAGCTACTATTACTCGGGATGCTAGAGTTGGCGTATTGTCTAAAACAGGAGGAGATGCGAAAAAAATGTTTACCGATAAAATAGTACCCATATCACTAAGATATCCTTTCTTTTTTAAACCCATACAAGATGGTATGGACAAGCCAAAAACAGAATTAGCTTATAGGGTCCCAGCCAGTAAAATAACTAGAAAAAGTTTAGATAAGGAGCAAGAATTAAAACTAGATGGATTAGATACTGTTATAGACTGGAAGAACACATCTGACAACTCTTATGATGGGGAGAAATTATTATTACTGGTTCATGATGAAAGCGGCAAATGGGAAAAGCCTGAGAATATATTAAATAATTGGCGTGTAACTAAAACTTGTTTACGTCTAGGAAGTAAAGTAGTTGGAAAATGCATGATGGGCTCTACCTCTAATGCTTTAGATAAAGGAGGGGATAATTTTAAAAAGTTATTTAATGACTCTGACGTTACAAAAAGAAATGCTAATGGTCAAACTAAATCAGGATTATATTCTTTGTTTATTCCAATGGAATGGAACTTTGAAGGCTATATTGATGAGTTTGGATTCCCAGTATTTAGAACCCCAACCAAACCTATAAAGGGCGTAGATGACGAGTATATAAACATAGGAGTGTTAAATTATTGGGAAAATGAAGTGGAGTCTTTAAAAAATGACAGTGATGCATTAAATGAATTTTACAGACAGTTTCCTCGAACTAAAGAGCATGCTTTCAGAGACGAAACAAAATACTCTATTTTTAATTTAAACAAAATATATCAGCAAATAGACTACAATGATTCCGTTATTTCAGAACATTATTTGACTAGAGGTTCTTTTATGTGGAAAGATGGAATCAAAGACACTAAGGTGGTTTGGTCTCCAAATCCCAATGGAAGATTTGTTATTTCTTGGACACCTCCAGCACATAGGCAAAATAATTTCATAATAAAAAACGGAATTAAATATCCTGGAAATGAACATATAGGTTCTTTTGGATGTGATAGTTATGATATATCTGGAACTGTAGGAGGGGTAGGATCTAACGGAGCACTTCATGGTTTAACTAAATTTAATATGGATGATGCTCCTTCTAATGAGTTTTTTTTAGAGTATGTCGCTAGACCTCAAACAGCAGAGATATTTTTTGAAGAAGTCTTGATGGCTTGTGTTTTTTATGGAATGCCTATATTAGTAGAGAATAACAAACCTAGATTATTGTATCATTTTAAAAATAGAGGGTACAGAGGATTTAGTTTAAATAGACCAGATAAACCAAAAAATAAATTATCTAAAACTGAAAAAGAATTAGGAGGAATACCAAACTCTTCCGAAGATGTAAAGCAAGCTCACGCAGCAGCTATAGAGAGTTACATCGAAAAATATGTTGGATTAGATATGGATGGAACTTACCGTAGTATAGACGAAATAGGATCTATGTATTTTAATAGAACGTTAAATGATTGGGCAAAATTTAATATAAACAATAGGACTAAATATGATGCTTCAATTAGCTCAGGGTTAGCTATTATGGCTAATCAACGGCATTTATATACTCCTGTTAAAAAAGAGTCAAAAATAAGCATTAAATTTGCAAGATACGACAACAAAGGCAGAAATAGCACAATTTTGAAATAAATGAAGAATATAGACATAGTTATAAATCCCGTAAATTTTCCAAATCAAGATGTAAGCGATTCAGTAAAAGCTTCAATGGAATATGGGCAACAAGTAGGGCAATCAATACAATACGAATGGTTTAGGAGGGATGGTAGCGGATGTAGATTTTACAGCCAATGGATAGAGTTCCATAGAAGAAAATTATATGCCCGTGGAGAACAGCCTATTGGTAAATATAAAAATGAAATTGCTGTTGATGGTGACTTGTCGTATTTAAATTTAGATTGGACTCCTGTTCCTATTATTCCAAAGTTCGTAGATATTGTTGTTAATGGAATGTCAGATAGGATGTTTGATGTTAAAACTTTTGCACAAGACGCTTTGTCTTCTCAAAAACGACAGGCTTTTCAAGATATGATTGCAGCTGATATGATTGCTAGACCAATATTAGAAACAGCTGAAGAGTTAGGTATAAACATGTTTAATACCCCAAAAGACGAATTGCCTGAAAATGAAACAGAGTTAAACTTATACATGCAAATGAATTACAAACCAGCCATAGAAATAGCAGAAGAAGAAGCTATTAATACCGTGCTGGAAATGAATCATTACAAGTCTAGGATAAGGCAAAGAATGAATTATGACTTAATGACTTTAGGTGTTAGTTTTGTAAAGCATGATTTTTATCCAGGTTCAGGTGTAAGGGTGGAATATGTAGATCCAGCGACATTAGTATATAGCTATACAGAAAGTCCTACTTTTGACGATTGTTTTTATTTTGGAGAAGTAAAGCAAGTTCCTATAACTGAATTGGTAAAGATAAAACCAGATATAACTAATGAAGAATTAGAAGAGATTTCTAAAATGTCTAGTATGTGGTATAATTATTATGGGATTTTAAGACCTTATCAAGACACTTTATTTCAAAAGGATGTAGTTACATTATTATTTTATCAATACAAAACCACCAAAAACATGGTGTATAAGAAAAAGAAACTTGATAATGGTGGCGAAAGAATAATACAAAAAGATGATGGGTTTAATCCTCCAGAAGACACAACAGAAAAATTCGAAAAACTTTCTAAGAAAATTGAAGTTTGGTATGATGGTATAATGATAATGGGGACTTCAAAAGTATTAAAATGGGAGTTGTCTAAAAATATGGTACGACCTCAATCGGCTTCTCAAAGAGCATTGCCAAACTACATTGGAGCAGCTCCTAGAATGTACAAAGGAGTAATTGAATCACTAGTAAGAAGAATGATAAACTTTGCGGATCTTATACAAATCACACACTTAAAGTTACAACAAGTAATTTCTAGAGTAGTTCCAGATGGGGTGTTTATAGACGCAGATGGATTAAATGAAGTAGATTTAGGAACTGGGGCTGCTTATAATCCCGAAGATGCATTAAAATTATATTTTCAAACTGGTAGTGTTATAGGGAGAAGTTATACGCAAGACGGTGAATTTAACAACGCTAGAGTACCCATTCAAGAACTAGGAACAAACAGTGGTCAAGCTAAAATGTCTAGTTTAATAGGTTCTTACAACCACTACCTAAATATGATAAGAGATGTGACCGGTCTTAATCAAGCTAGAGATGCTTCTACTCCGGACCCTAATAGTTTAGTGGGGTTACAAAAATTAGCAGCTTTAAATTCAAACGTAGCAACTAGACATATTTTAGATGCCAACTTGCAAATAACCCAGAAGCTCGCAGAAGCTTTATCATTACGTATAGGTGACGTGTTGGAATATTCAGACTTTAAAGAGGAGTTTATGAATCAAATTGGTAAGTACAATGTTAATGCGTTAGAATCTATAAAAGACCTATATCTTCATGACTTTGGAATATTTATTGAAATGGCTCCAGACGAAGAAGAAAAACAACAATTAGAGCAAAACATTCAAATGTCTTTACAAAGAGATCAAATTAGTTTATCTGATGCTATTGATATAAGGGAAGTTAAAAATTTAAAAATGGCTAATCAAGTTCTGAAGTTAAAACAAAAGAATAAGCAGGAACAAGATCAGGCTATGGAACAACAAAAGATGCAACAGCAAGCTCAGATAAATGAACAAAGTCAAATGATGGCGGCTCAAGTTAATATGAAAAAAGTAGAAATGGAAACTCAAGCTAAGATTCAAATTGAACAAGCTGAAGCTCAGTTTCAAATTCAAAAACTAAAAGAAGAAGCTGAGTTAAAAAAGATGTTAATGGATCATGAGTTTCAGTATCAAATGAAATTAAAGGGTGTAGAAGTAGAAGGGCTTCAACAAAGAGAAGATAAAAGAGAAAAAAGTAAATCGGAACGTATAAGTCAACAAAACACCGAACAGTCTAAATTGATACAACAAAGACAAGAAAAACTTCCCTCTATAAACTTTGAGTCTAACGAAGATAGTCTTGATGGCTTTGACTTAGCGGAGTTTGAACCGAGGTAAGAAAAAAGTTTGTACCTTTGTATGAAATAAAATTAAATTAAATATAATGGAAAATTGGAAAGTTAGAGAAGTTTCTTCAGAAGAGAAGAGCAAAGCTCAAATTGAAGAAGAATTATTAGAGAAAGCTGGAGCTGAAAACACTACTGAACAAGTGGTGGAAACAACAGAGGTTTCAGAAGAAAAAATTGATGAGTCTAAAACAAGCCAGGAAGTTCCTGTTACTGAAGATTCACCAAGCCCTCAGCTTACTGAGGAACAAGTTCTTTCTTTTTTGAAAAATAGATACAGCGAGGAAATAACTTCATTAGATGAATTTAAAAACAAAAAAAACACATCTGATGAGTTACCAAGCGAGGTTTCTAGTTATTTGGAATTTACGAAGAAGACAGGAAAAGGTTTTGATGAATTTGTTAAATACAATAGAGATTTAGAATCGATTGACCCTGATGAGTTAATTCGCGAATACTATTCTGAAATAAAACCACACTTAGACTCTGAAGATTTAGAGTTTGAAATAAATGATGAGTTTGGTTTTGATGATAGTCTTGATGATGAGACTACTATTCGTAAAAGAAAAATAGCTAAAAAGGAAGCACACCAAAAAGCGAAAGACTATTTTAGTGATATAAAATCTGAATATTTTACTCCTACTGAGTCAGTAGATAATAGTAAACAAGATAAAACACCAAGTAGTTCTAGCGAAAATAGTGTGGACCATGATGAAATTGCAAGGAGGAATGATTTTTTTGCTAAACAAACCAATAAGTACTTTAATGATTTTGATGGATTTGGTTACAAAGTAAACGATGATGTTATAAAATACTCTGTTACTGACATGGATAAAGTAAAAAATAATCACTCAGACTTAAATAATTTTATTAAGCTGCATTTAACAGAAGATGGATACCTAAAAGATGCTGAAAGTTATCATAAGGCTCTAGCTGCTGCATTTAATCCTGATGGATTTGCTAAGTTCTTTTATGAGAAGGGTAAAGCAGATGGCATCAGCGCAGATGTGAAAGCCACTAAAAACATCGATATGGGATTAAGATCTAAACCTGTTACTTCGCAAGCTCCAAAATTTAAAGTCACTTCAGTCAATAGTAGTTCTGGAAACTCACTTAGAATAAAAAGTAACAAGAATAAATAACAAATAAAAATTAGAAAAAATGGCTGGAAATTTATTAGCTACTCCAGGACCTGCGTTAGCGCCTTCATCGGTAAAAGCGGCTCTTCCTGGAAATTATATAACTGACTTCAACTTTTTGAATCAGTACTTACCTGACACTTACGAAAAAGAATTCGAAAGATACGGTAACAGAACAATCTCTTCTTTTATCAGAATGGTAGGAGCTGAGATGCCAACTAACTCTGACCTTATTAAATGGGCAGAACAAGGAAGGCTACACACAAAATATGTAGGATGTACTACAACTCAAGCAGATGGTGCTACAGTATCTACGGCAGTTCCGTGGATTACTGCTGGTGGTGCTGCATGTAACTTCAGAGTAGGTCAAACAGTATTCATTTCATTGGATGGTGGAACAACTTCAAACAAAGCAATTGTAACAGCAGTAGGTGCTGACACAGTAGCTGCTACAGCTGACGCTTTTGAAGTTGCTTACTATGAAGCAGCTCAGGCTGTAGGTATGAATGCAGGTACTGCTACAGTATTTGTATATGGTTCAGAGTTCAGACAAGGTACTAGCGGAATGGTTGGTTCTTTAGAAGCTGAAGACATTTTCTTAGAAAACAAGCCAATCATCATAAAAGATAAGTACGAAGTATCTGGTTCAGATGCTGCACAAATCGGATGGGTTGAAGTTTCTACTGAAGATGGAGCTACTGGATACTTATGGTACTTGAAATCAGAGCATGAAACAAGACTTCGTTTTGACGATTATCTTGAGATGGCAATGATTGAAGGTGTAATTGCAGAAAACGCTTCTGGTGCATTAGCAAATCTTAATGGTTCTGCTTACCCAGCTGGTTCTTCAATTGCTAACAGTGCTGGTACTGAAGGTATGTTTGAATCAATCGAAGCAAGAGGTAACGTATGGTCAGGTGGTTTCCCTGTAGCGTTAGCTGATTTCGATGGTATCATCCAAAGATTAGATAAGCAAGGTGCTATCCAAGAGAATGTATTATTTGTAAACAGAGAATTTGGTTTTGCAATTGACGATATGTTAGCTGCTCAGAATTCTTATGGTGCTGGTGGTACTTCTTACGGATTATTCGATAATGACGAAGAAATGGCACTTAACCTTGGATTCTCTGGATTCAGAAGAGGTTATGATTTCTACAAGTCTGATTGGAAATATCTTAATGAGTTCTCTTTAAGAGGTGGTATTGACGGTGGTAAAGTTAGCGGTGTACTTGTACCTGCTGGTTCTACTAACGTATACGATCAAATCTTAGGAAGAAACGCTAAGAGACCATTCTTACATGTAAGATATAGAGCTTCTGAAACAGAAGACAGAAGATACAAAACTTGGATCACTGGTTCAGTTGGTGGTGCTAAAACAAGTTCTCTTGATGCTATGGAAGTTCACTTCTTATCTGAAAGAGCT